TGTTGTAAATGCTCCAGTGCTTTTCGTTGCGGCACCTATCGTTGCACCGTCAATCGAGCCAGAATTTATATCGATACCAGTGACAGGTGTGCCTCCGCTAAGAAGGGAATCCGTAGATGTCCAATTTGCGTTTAGGTTTCCACCCCAGACCCCCGAAGAACCTCCAACGGTTGGTAGTACAAAAGAATAATTTGGTGTTGATGCCATAATAATTTACCTCTAATTTATTGGTGTCCAGGTGTCCGTTGGGTTAGCTATTGCAGACCACGTTGGGTCGGTTACAACGGGAATCAGCTCCCACTTGAACCTACCAGTTGCGACCAGAGTTGTGATGCTATAAATCGGTTCAACGCCTGATTCGGTTGTGACCGCGCCTAAAGCATAAACAGTCGTGACCGAAGTGATTGCTGCTGAACTTTCTAAAATGGGTCGAGCACTAGCAACTAGACTTGTGCTGCTCGTTATATTTGCTTCGCCCTCAAATACATATCCAGGCGAGTTGTTGACAACCATGAGCGTTGAGCTCGTGATGTGCGCTTCGCCTTCGTTGAGTATTTCTCCTGCCGCAACCAACGCAGTAGATGACGTAATAGCCGCCGCAGAATTGAGAAGAAAACCACCACTCGCGGCAATTGTCGTTGAGGACAGAATTGCAGCCTCTCCATCCACCCTGGGATGAAACTCGCCATAATTACCGTTCCCAAAAAGGAAACTTCCATAGCCATCAATGACGGGCGCTTGATATACGCCAGTACCAAAATTACCACTGCCATATGACACTGATTTTTACGTCATCGTTGCAGTGAGTGAGCCTGCTGGAATTCTGAAGATGTCACCAGTAGTAATAGCTTTGCTCGTTGTAAGTGCAGAATGGTATAAAAGATTTCCACTGCTTGCGGCATCCATTATCCCAACGTGCGTTACCGTACCCCATGCATTTCCCGCAGCAGCGTATTCAATCGCAGCCGTGTTCGTTGCTACGTTCGTAGTCACTGAAAATGCAGCCGTGACCCTGGCGTAATTTGTACCAGAGACTTCAGTCCCAGTATTTGCGTCAGTTGGGTCAGACGTATAAAGCGCCAGGTAGTGTGTCGTTGGTGCGGTGTATGCTGTTGATTTCAGCGTATGGTTCAATAGTTTGTTTTCGAGATAGCTGCTGGTTCCGGCCATTATCCAAAGCTCCTAGCTCGCATTCGGGGGGTAGTCCCACCAAATCGGCTTTTTTCGTCTTCTTGCGTAAGTGAATTAAATATGTCCCGGTAAAGGGTCTGCCATAAAACGATTCGTTCATCGTCTTTCAAATATGGGGCTGTATGGACCAGTGATCCGTATAGATATATTTCTGGGGATTTTGTCAAAAGCCAGTTGTAATCTGCATCCGCAGTCATTGCCGGGATCTTTTCGTAGAACGCAATTTCGCATTCAACCGCTGAAGATGGTGTGGGGAAAACTTGGAAAGATTCACCAATAACTGAATACAGTCTCGGTCTTCCTGCGGTATCTCCCCGGCGTTCTCGATTCTGATTTTGCTCTTCTGTGCTTACTTGTTCTAAAGCAACTGGAGGAGTTGTGTTTAATCTGATATCTCGGATCTGTAAGAAATTCGGTGGAAAGGCGTTATATTCTGTACTTATATTCGCCGTTGCACGGGCTACCATTTGCCTGGTTCGCAGATCACGGTTTAGCTTGTTGTGCGCGAAATCAATGAACGTTGGGATGATAGCCGTTAGGTCAGTTCTGTTTAAGAACTCCGCAATCTCTGTTTTCAACGTCCCATAATTTGTAATAGCCACTACACTGTTCCTTCTCGCGTTTTCAGGAATTTATAATCCGGTGAGTTCAGAATTTGCTTCATTTTTTTCTGATCACCCCAAATACCCTTTCTCATTAAATCTTGAATGACAATAGCCGGGACATGAGCGATCCTTGTCTGCCCATTGTTGTACGGAGTATGTTTTGTAGTCTGATTTCGTAGCTCTGCGGTCTGTTTAAGGATTTCCGTAACGTCCTGACGTGTCTCAACCGTGTACGTGTCATCGTGATCATTCCCGTGGAAAATCTGCTGGGAATTCATCTCTTTGTCTGTGCTAAGGATTTTTTTCATTTTAACTCCAGGTTAAAAAAAAGGAGCTCCCGCAAGCTCCTCGGTGTTACAAAGACTACGTGTGGGTCAAGTCGTAGACCGCGCCACTCGCTGCTTCGTTTTTAACGATAAGGCCATATTCGGCCAATATCATCCGCTTCTCAGCATCCATAAGCTATTGATTTACATAGCTTTTCTTCAAAACAAGTCGTTAATTTGTTCCCGCTTTCGCTGCTGAATATTCCTATTCAGATGAGACTATCTCATCAACCACTAGGGCTGCTCTGCGCTTCGAACCACTTGGCTCTACTCCCTTTCGGGATAGTCGTTGCACGTTCCTCTTTCGAGGCTTCGCTCAGGATTGTCCGGTCTGGATGTCCCCTGAATTCACAGAGTTTTTCAATCACTATTGCTAGTGAAGGGGGCAATGCTTTTTACCCGTTTTTGCAAGGTCCACTGTCTGCATAGGACGCAACATACCGACTGAGAACATCTCAGTATCGAGTACATACGCATCACGCTTTGGAGAGAACCGATTTGGAACGATTGATAGTTCACCGAAATCACTACAATATGTTCAGATTAGTTCGCTAAACTAACCCCGCTTTCGCAGCAATACCTTTAATTAGATACGGTATTGTTCAGACTATGTCTTCACCCGGTCTGGGTGTCTGCCGCTTCGGATCGCTTGATCCTACTTCCTTTCGGAATAGTCGTTGCACGTTCCCTTTCGGGCTTCGCTCAAGATTACCCATCTCTGGGCTTCCCTTGAATTCAACAGATTACATTTATACATTCCTGTATAAAGACGCTAATGAATAACGTAAATATCGGCCCCACCAATTATAGTACCCTGCTCTGGCTTTGTGATTTGATAGCGATTAGCAGCGATACCAGCAAATCCTGATAACGTTTGCTTATTACTAGCGCCCACCATAACCATTGAAGGGTTACCACCCGAAGACCAGCAGTTCTCAATAACTTCATTGAGGAGGGCTACTGTGAAAGCACGTTTAGTACCTTCGGTCTGCTTAGTGGTAGGTATTCCAGCAGTAAGCACTGGATTAGCACCGCCACCGCCACCAGTACTATTGGAGACGGAATTTGTTGCTAACCAGGCCGCGACACCACCAGTTTTGCGCGGAGCTGCTGCTCCACCCGCCGTTGGGATAGTGTTGTGGCAAAGGATAGTTTCCATATCCCTGCGAAGCTCTTTACCATTTTTAACAACTTGATAAGCTACTTCAGAATTTCGACCAGCGAGATCCTGAAATTTTAAGTTGTCAGCAATGATAAAAGTCTTGCGTGAGATGTTTGTGTAATTGTGAATTCTCACGGTCGGTGTGACCGCTGCGAATGCAGCAATATCATCTCCATCAATGTGCTGGTTAGATGCATCAGCCGCTGCCAGTTTTGTTATCGTAGTTTTTTTAATTACTACTTCTGCATATTGCTATACAGCTCAGACTATATCATCGTCCTATTAGGACGTTCCGCGCTCTTGGGGTTTTACTCTCCGGTCTGGAGTCCATACCCTAGTCGTTGAACCTTCTAGTTATTCCTAACTAGCTTGGCTGCTGATTGTCCCAGTGGGAGTTTCCAGCAATTCACGGAATTTTCGATCACCATTTCTGATGAAAGGCTCATTTACATAAGCGTATCGGTTTGCCACTCAAATAGAGTGTTCGATACTTCTTGTTGGCCGATGTTAGAAATGAAGGGAGTTTCTTCTGGTGCAATGTTGTACAGTTTTGTTATCACGGCTTTTTTAATTACCGCTTCTGCATATTACTATGCAGCTCAGACTATCTCATCATCCGCTAGGGATGTTCCGCGCTCTTGGAGTTTTACCGCCCGTTCTGGGCTCCGTACTCTAGTCGTTGAACGTTCCAAACATTCCTGCCTGGCTTCGCTGCCGATTGTCCTTTGAGGAGTTTCCAGCAATTCACGGAATTTTCGATCACTGTTACCAGTGAAAGGATCAACTATTTAATCACATTGCTTAGATCTTCACGGATGCCCTTCGCATCGAATGAAGTAAAAGTGTTGGCAATAATCGCCATGATTTTATCTCCTAGTTTTAGAATTCAACATCATTTCGATCAAAGCTTGCGCGTCTCCTGAGTTTCCAGTTTTTTTAAGTCGCGCCTGCTGATCTCGAATATGAGTTCGTTTGGGCGCGGAGCGATTTTTGGACCCTGGTGTCAGGGTAGTTGAAGATTTGGCCTTGGCTTTTCGTACCGCAGTTTTCCCCTGGTCGTATAACCAGGCTTTCCGCAATACTGCAACCGAGCCCCAATCCATAATGTTCGCGACTCTCTCCTTATCAAGGTAAGAGTTGGTCAGCGCCCATTCTTCGATTTTAGTCTTCTCGCTAAGTGCCACTTTGTCATCCTTCCATTCGGGGATGTTTTCAATTAGCAACTTCGCTTGAGAGTTTAAATACTCGTCTTTCGCTTGTGCAATTCGAGAAGTTTCTTGAACCTGTAAGTGTCCTTTCTCGATTGACAGCTTTTCTAACTCTGCTTTGTTTTGATCTCTCCGACGATTGAAATCGCGTTCCAATCGTTGGGCTTTCGCGGGATCTTGCTGGTAAAGCTTGTCCCAATCTGGCTCCGCGTTCAGAGTTTTTTGAATTCTAAGAAGGTTAGACTCCAGTTCGGGAATGAGTTGTGACATTCGCTCCCTAGCAACATCATTTTCTTGAGTGATAAACTCAAGATTTTTCCGTTGTTCTGATAATTCCTGTGTCTTCTTACTGTAGTCCGACTGACGACTGTAGCCTTTCAAAAGTTCCTCTTCGTTTACCTCTACCTCGCGGCCATCGACTTTGAGTTTAAAGGTTCGCTCTGGTTCTTCGTCTTCGTCTGTGTAGTCTTCTTCGAACTCCTCAGAAGGCTCCTCTTGAATCTCTTCAATAGTCTCCTCTGGTAGGGGTGATTCACTCTCATCAGTTTCCACCACTTCTTCAGTGGGTGTCATTAACTCAAGTACTTTCGCGTGTGCCTCTTGAATTGTTCCCTCTCTTGTGGGAGTTTCTCCAGCCATTTAAATCACCTTCCTTTTTTTTGCATGAATAAACCGTTGTCATGAATACCTTTGATTTTCTCCGAGAATTTCTTAACTCCCTGGAGCTCCATGAATAATTGTTCCCGTAATTCTGTCTGGTCCGGGGATGTGTTCATCCAGCGCAGTTTTACGTCTTCGACAATGTTTAAAAGAATACGTTGGAGAAGTGGATCTTCCAAAAGCCGCTTTGCGTGTTCACCGTCATCGATTATGTCTTGGTTCATACGTTCTCAGCTCTCTCCACATCGATCATCTCTTTTATCTGTCCAACATCGAGCTCCGTTGAATACTTAGCTTTGATGTTCGCAGCCTCCATCATTATTTCTGCCTCAAGCTTGTCGTGTCTGAAGTCATCATCTCGAATCATTTCCTGACGGCGAAGTTCTAGCTCTGCCGCCTTCTTCTGAATGTCCGCTTGTATGCTTTCTCTTTGAGTCTCTATTAAGAGTTCTTCAGATGTCGGTGCTGGTGGTGGTGTTGGAGGTAATTCGATCTTGCCTTCATTAATGAATTGCTTAGTGTTCTTGAAACCCGCCAGGTTAATCGACGCTTTAATTGCGTTGCGGTATTTCTCTAAGGACACCAGGGGATTCTGGACCCCAAACTTATTAATGATTTCTTCCTGCTTGTTGATGATCGCTGCCATCGCTTGCTGCTTCTCTCGATCACTTTGACCGCCGACAGGTAGATTAATAACGACATCCATCTCAGACTTCCAACTGCGTGGGTCAATCGGAACCCACTCATCTCTAAGTCTTACTATTCTTTCGTAATCTTGGTGTCTCATTAACAACCCAAAAACACCCTGTACCAATTGCCTCATCCCGATCTCACTAAAGTTTCTAGCAATCAATTCAATCTGAGCCTGAGCTCCTTGAATCGTCGCATTGACCGCAGAGGCTGTTGTGCTCTGAAGGCTTTCAGCATCAAGGCCCATCGAGGCTTTTGATATACCAGTACGCGCTTCCTTCATTGAGTCCAGGTAACCCAGCATTGGGAAGGCTTCCTTACCCACAAATGGTAAGTTAAAAGGTGTAACCGCTCCGGGTTGGGTTTGTCGTATGATCGCCCCAACTTCAGTATTGGTAACGTCATCGATGTTCACTTGACCCTCTACTACCGCGACTCTTGGATGAACGCTTAGGGAGAGACTATCGAGCATATTCCTCAGAACGTTCGATTTAATAAGCTGGATATCGCCAACTAGATCAAAAATCGATGTACCAAAGAAAACGTGCGAATCTGGCAATGGATTAAACACAGCAAACGGTGGAGAGTCCCAGGCTTCATGATGGACAATTTCGTAACTTGAGCCCATGCAGCAAATCTTTCTAAGTTCTGCTATACCATCATTGTTCCAATCAACCTTCATGTAGACTTCGACATACTCAACAAGCCTAGTGGCCTCTTGCGTTCTAAATCCATAATTTAACGCTGCTGGGTTTCTGGTCCTTCGCTCTACGTTGTTATCCAGCTCATCCACACCAGATGACATAGACTCAACCATTTCTGCGTCATAACCCATTTGTACTAATTCACTCACCGTGAGCATTGATCTATGGGCAGTCATAATAGCGTCTTCAAGAGAAGTAGCTGATCGATCAATCAAAAACTCTTCACATGGTAGAGCTTTAATTCTTACCCTTCCGTCCTTCGTAGAATGCGTTACCTTCACATCAAAGAACTGACCATTATCTGTAAGGATTTCAATTTCAATCTCTTCGTCAGATTGTAGAGCTATCAATGCTTCTTCGTTAATCCCCGTCATTTCATGGCTTTCATCTTCGCCATTGGAATCCCACCAATACTTTACTATCCCGGTCTTTCGGACCAGCGCATCCTGCCAGGCTGACTGCAATTCCAAATATAAGTTATTGTCGTTATTTAAGACATAATTCACATAGTCCGTTGCCATCTCAGCGAAGATCGTGTCTCCCTCCGACCTGGCAGAGAACTGCACAACATTCTCAGTAGAGAAAAAGACCCGCATCAAGGCAGGCATAATCTTTCCAACGGTATCCCTA